TGATGGATTAATAGTCGATATATTAATATTATCCGATGGAGCAAGTAAACCATTACTGGATGTTATTAAAACACGATTATTTGGAACAGGAATATCATATTCGTCTAGAACAAATGTATTGTTATTTGAACTAGTAAGGTAAGTCCTAATAATTAAAGGACCGCTTGATACTGGAGTAATACCGCTTGAACTCATCTAGAAACGCCTGAGATAGAATTTTTTTGATAAAAAGCATGTTACATTAATCTAATGCCAAATAAGTGTGCTGCAAAATAGATTATTAAATATCCGGACGATTCAACAGAATGCCAGCAGGCGGAGGTTTATTACAACTTGTTGCAACAGGTAAGCAAGATTTATTTTTAACGGGTAATCCCCAAGTTAGCTTCTTTAAGATGGTATATCGTCGTCATACTAACTTTGCTACAGAAGCCCAGCCAATGTATTTTGATGGTACTCCAAATTTTGGTCAACGAGTTACTTGTTTAATACCTCGCCGAGGCGATTTATTAGGAAGAGTATACTTGGATATAACGTTGCCACAAATTAAAGACACGTCCGGAAACCTATTATCTTATACAAATTCAATTGGTAACGCATTAATTACAGAAATTACATTTGAAGTTGGTGAACAAGAGATTGATCGTCAAACTGGAGAGTGGATGGAAATCTGGACGCAGATGACCACACCTGCTGGACAACGCGACGCATTAAGTCAAATGATTGGTCGTCTAGATCAATATACACCTACAAGTTCAGTTTTAACACCAGGAGAAGACGGTATGCGACTTCTTATCCCCCTACAATTCTATTTTTGTAATAATCCTGGTCTATATTTACCTTTAATAGCCCTACAATATAGTCCTATCCGCATTAATATAACACTAACTCCTCTACAACAATTATTCTGGACTCAGCCTCCACTACCTCCCGCCACTCAGGAAAATTGGAAACCAGCTTGTTTCACAAGTGTTGACTGTACAAGGCAAATTATCAATATGATGTTATGGGGCGAATACGTATATTTAGATGTTGAGGAAAGACGTATGTTTGTATCGGCATCACATGAATATCTTATAGAGCAAGTACAATATACACCTCCATATTCCATAACTGCGCAGCAAACAACGGCTACAATTTCAGTTGAATTCAATCATCCAATAAAGGAATTCTTTTTTGTATGTCAGCGTGATGATATGATAAACCGCAATGAATGGTTTAATTATAGTAGTTTAGCAATTAATGAGCAGGCCCCAGCATTTTTAATACCATATTTAAATCCTTTTAATAATCCTGGCTCAAGAACGGATTTGATTGCGTCAGCTAAGTTACAATTGGACGGATATGACAGATTTCAAGACAGAGGTCCAATGTACTTTAGACTACAACAGCCATATGATCATCATTGTTATACTCCGGTCTGGAACTATATATACAATTACTGTTTCGCATTGAAGCCAGAAGAAGCGCAACCTACTGGAACAATGAATGCCAGTCGTATTGATAGTATTGTATGGCAAATTCAAATGAATCCACTTTTAAGTAATCCTACAATACCTGTGTGGCAACAAAGAGGTCCATGCCATATAGTTGTTTACGGACATAATTATAATATATTCCGTGTAATTAACGGATTTGGTGGTCTACTCTTCACAATTTAATGAGTTAGATACTATAATTATAACAAAAATGAGTCAAAGATTATTACTAAAAAGTCACAATAGACAGTAATGGGAGCAAGTGTATCTCAAATTAATTATTGGATAGGTACTACTGGTAAATCTACTAAAGATAATACACCCGTTGGCGGTGATAAAGCAATTTACCTATCATATAATGTCTTCTTATGCTTATCGGTACTTGGTGGGTTTTTTGGCCTAGACCATTTATATTTACGTTCGCCATTAACATCTATTGCTAAATTTATTGTAAATCTTTTTACATTTGGTACATGGTGGTTATATGATGCAACACAGGCAATATTTAATAGAGATGTTGTAAGAATTTTTGGTCTAGGTGTTCCAGGATTAGGGCCAAAAGGAATAGCGGCAGGTGTATTGGCAAATGATGTACCTGATAAAAAACATATGGCATTTTTTGTATATGCTATGGCACTATTCATGGGTGGTATTTTTGGATTAGATTCATTTATAACAGGCAATAAACTAATGGGATTTATTCGGGTAATGTGTTTAATAATGTTTATTTTCATACCAGTGGCAATATTCATTTGGTTATATAAAATCGCAATGTTCTTATTTAAGACAAATGATGTAATTAAAGAAAACTCTGAGTATTTTGGAGCACCATATACTGGTTTTAGTGTTAGTGGTGCGTTTTCATTCATAAATGCCCTTTTGGAGCCATTACTAGCACCATTATATGCCTTTAAGGATACAATACTTGGTACTGCTACTACAGCTGTTTGTACTGCTAAAAAAGTGGCTGATACTGCTGTAAGTACAGCTAAAACTGTAGTAAAGGAAGCAGTAGCCGTGGGGGAAGTTGGTAAACAATTGGTAGAGGTACCAGGAAAATTTCAATTTAATCCACCGATCGCTCAACAGGCTTTAGGACAAATACAGACAGGACAAATGCCTCAAGCACTACCAATACCAGGACAAATGGTACCAGGATCAATACCACTAGGACCACTCATGCCCTCACAAAAAGCAATACCAATATCAGGAGGTGGCATAATAAATGATAACAGCATATTGCCATATATGGTAATAGGAACATTTGGATTAATCGCCGTGTCTGGATTAATTTTAACTTACCGTCGCTTTAGACAGAATGGAAAGCAGCATAAAACCGATGAGCCTCCCACACCTTCCGAGCCAGGAGTTCTTCGAGAGTCTAATAAAAAAGAATCCCCCAAAGCCACATGATCCTATTGTAATTATAAAGTTTGAAGCCGATTGGTGTGGTCCTTGTAAGAGAATTGATGTAAACTTTCTAGTTGGATTAAGTGATAAAATAAAATGGTATAAATGTGACCTAGATGAAAATGATTATACCCCAGGATATTGTGGTGTAAAATCAATTCCAGCATTTTTAGCAATTGTAAACGGAGTTCCTCAACCTCTATTTGTATCATCTGATACAATGAAAGTGGCACAGTGGATAAAGGGGGGATTCAAACCTGCTTAGAGCCCCCTAATTTAAAACTCCCCATTTTAAAACTCAATTGAGGTAATATTTTATTTGATTTATTTGGAGAACGCGAACGTCTTTTTGTAAAAATTAATGCCTTTTCTCTGTATACTTCTGAATACATAAGATTAGGTGTTGGAGGTAATTCATTTTCATTATAAGAACGAAATGTATTACGATTAACATATTTCATAAGGTAATTGCCCATTACTACCTTATGAAATATTTTAAATAACAAATCTAAAATATATAACTAAATCATATAACTAATATAATTAAAAGAAATAACACATCTGATTCTTATGTTCTGGATATTGTAAGCATTTATGCGGAGCTATAAGTGATCTCAAATATGCCCTAGTTATGCATTTATGCTTATTTCTCTTTAATTCTGAAATAAAGAAATCTACAAAATGACCAGTTGTCCTCTGGCGTTCAGGATGCCATTGAACTCCGTAAATTGGATAATGCTTAGCTTCAATGGCTACCACATATTCCTTACCATCATCCGTCATACTTGTAGCAAGTACACTATAAAACCGTCTCAAGTGCTCATTGGCAGTAAAATCATTTGGCGAAATACCAAAATCATGATTATTGTTACATGACTTATTGTTCTCTAAGTAATGTAAGTATTGGGGAGAAAATGACTTAAACATACGCGATTCATGACCCGCGGGTGTAATGCGTAATGGATAAAATCCATGGGCATTATATTCCTTTAGCTTATTAAAGTTTCCAATTAGAAACAATAATAACTCAAATCCAAAGCATGTTCCCCAAATGGGGAAATACTCATTTTGTTGTAAGGATAACTCTATAAACTGTGTAACAGTAGCCATAAAGGTTTTATTCTTTATTATAAAGGTTGTTTCGCCCCCAGGAATTACTAAGCCATTTATCATCCTAAAATACATTTCATGTTCAGTAGTGTCATATGGTATAGGAATAACATGGACACCACGTTCCTCAAACCAGTCCACATATGCTTTCATAATGTGAGACGTGCCATACTTTACTTTCTTTAAGTGGGGTATTGTTATAATACCGACGCATAAAGACTTGTTACCTTTACTTGTCTTGTGCCGTACAGTACTCATTATTATTATATGGATAAATTTAGTTAGAAAACAACAAACTGCCCCGCCCTTCGCGGACATCATATACATTCCATCCCTCTGTAAATACGCGGAATTCAGCCCGTCTTTGCCCTAATAAGTTATTCTTCCTTATATTTGCCAGCTCTAAATATAGCGTTGGTCTGTCTGCGGTTGTAAAATTAATAGTTCCTTCTGGTTGCCTCGGCGCAGGATAAATCACACCATAATTCGCACCAGTAGTCCACTTCATTTCACCAATTTGTAGACCACTCGCTTTTTCATCTTTCACTAACTGACATATATCCTGCCATAAGAGGGGTTCATAAAGACTTTCACGATCTTTTCCAGCGATAACAAGCTTCATATTATAATATCCTGCGCCCCTAATCAAAGTATAGGGTTGCGTAGCCGTCGGTGGATTAGTATCAAAATAATCATTATTAAAATCATCTAAGCGATTTTTATCGAGATTATCCTGCGTTCTAAAAAACCAGAATATTTTCTCAGTTGGATGTCTGCCATCTAGACGACGTGTTACCGCAGCCGTTCCACCCTTATCCAAAGGAATATAGTCTAGTTCACCAAATGTAAAATCATTTTCAAATTGCCGTCTAAAAGGAATCTGAATAGCCGTGCTACGTAGCTCTTCTTGAACACGTGGTGGAAGATATTGCTGAATACTTGATAATAGGATAGTGGGTGGTCCAATCTTGGATAAAGGTAGCGGCTGAAAAGTCTTTATCCCATCGCTGTTCTCATATTTAAACTCTGTAACATTCCACGGATAGAATAAGGCATTAGTCTTATTAAGTATAATATCACTACAGACAACAAGATCTTCTAAATTACGAAGTGTAGCCTTGATGCGAAATTTCTGCCAGGCCATGGCCACAAGGGGAAATCCAGGATCACCAGGGCACTGTAATCCAGGTAGTGGCAATTTAACTCGTAGATGTCCAGGAGTAGCCCTA